TCCCCTACCTCGGTTTGATTGTCCAGTTGAAGATCCAAGTTGTCCATTAAAAGCCTGTTGGATAATCCATGACGATTGTTTTAGTTTTATAAAACGTTGCAATTTAGAACGTTTGTATGAGCCTATAATACCAACCCCCATATCTACAAAAACAAACTTGAAACTCTTTTGTTCTGGTACTCGATAATATAGCAACCACCAATTAATATTTTTATTTTGGATTCCATGTTCAGCAGCATTCCCGATCAATTCAACTAAAAAATCATAAAAGATCCGATAGTCTTCATTAATTCCAATTCTTCTTAATTCAGTTAGAATATCCGAAACAACTTTAGTATCAACCGTTGCAGTAGAAATTGCGTCGATAGCTGTTAGATTTATATTTTTGTGAATATAATTTTTTTGTTCAGATAGTATTTCTAACACTTTTTTTGACTTGGGAAACTTATTGTGTATTAAAATAAGCTTTCCTGAGGTTAACGCTTTTTCTGCTTGCGCCAACAACACCATATAAGAACCCTTTGTAATTTCCTCTATGTGTGAAAAATCAAGATATACATCATCGCTTGGATATTTAACTATTTTGTTTAGGGTATTGATAACTTGTT